AAGAAAGAGCGGATTGAAATTATCCAATTCACGGATAAGAAAGCGAAGGAGATTATGAAGAAACTGGGATTTAATAAATATTACGAACACATTCCATTTATTAAAGATAAACTGGGGATTAAACCACCGGTGATGACGCCGGATTTGGAGGACCGATTGTGTAACCTTTTTATGGAAATCCAGGGGCCTTATGCGAAATTTTGCCCCGACGACCGGGTGAATTTCCTGAATTATTATTATACGGTTTATAAGTTGTGCGAGCTACTGGGGCGACGCGAGTTTCTGCCGTTTTTCCCGATGTTGAAAGACCGCGAGAAACGGATTGAACAAGACCAGATATGGAAGCAGATATGTATTGAGTTGGATTGGGAGTTTATAGCTACGCCTTGAGCGAGCGTTATTTTATTATTCATAATTCTCATGACTCACCATCATCACCACAATCCAAACTCAGCGTCTTGACCTAACCATACACCACCACCAACATTATTAGTAAATACAATATCATCATCATCATTATTACATCTGGCCACCTGGGGGGTAGTAGCTTGTGATATTCTATCGTCTTTCTCCACCGCAAGAGCAGCAGCATAATTTCCTCGTATTCTCTTACCGTTTGTCAATATGATACTACCGATATCGTCTGTTGGATTGTCATTCTTCCAAATACAGTCAAATTTTGTACCATATTTTAATCTAATTATACCCTTTCCTTCTCTACTCCCCTTAACAAAGTCTCCGGAATATGATTCTTCTGATGTTGAATCGTCATATTTTCCTTTTCCGTGTGGTTGGCCATTCATCCAATTACCGACATACACACCTTTATTCGGCCATGTCATTATACCCTTTCCTTCTCTAACCCCGTTAACAAAGTCTCCGGAATATGATTGTTGTGATTGTTTAAGATACTGTATTCCTTTTCCGTGTGGTGTTTTAGTTTCTAAATTGTAGGCTCCCTTATACGAATAGCAGACATTATTAAGTATTCCGTATTTGATTGTGCCTCCACCTTTCATCATTTTCCGCGATTTAACATTCTTGCGTCTGGAACTACGAGCACGTCGACGGCGATATTTGGTTTTATACGAAACCATCATATATACAATAATTGTATAATATTATATTATATAAAGATTTTGTAACCCGCTGAATATGATGTCATCTATACCGTCGTCGCATCCACCTTCGCCCACGACTCCGGACATAAATCCCGTGTATCGTGTGAAACACCGGGTCCAAACCAAACACTCGGGTAACATACCACCTTCCCGGGGTTCGCATTGAAATACGCACCCCACCAACTAAATGTGCTATTCGCGATGATATTGTGGTCGCATACGCTCATCAAAAGCATCTGCTGCCAATCAGCGATGGTATCACGGACGAAATGGAATTGAATATCACATCCGTAGGCGGGGCCGTTGACGTCGGTCGCTAAGCGGTGTTTTATTTCAGCGACCCGCTTGACCACAATTTCTTTGTCACAGGGTTCGTAGAAGATGAGAAATGTATACGACGCATTGGCGTCATGAGCGGACGCGATGATACGACACATTGCGCGATAATAATACTCTACCGAAATAATTGGATGAATATGTGAAATCGATACATAATCTCCTATACGAAAATGTGTGCTTACTAATATACGTTTTTTCGCAGGATTACCCGCATAATCCGAACTCCACGACTCATTCGAATACATATGTTTTATCCATAATTGTTGTTGCGGGAGTTGTATCATCTCGCATATATTATGGTATTTATCCGCGAAATATTTCTCACTCTGAAAGTAACCGTGAAGACGAAGCGGCTTCGGGTATTTCGGGGTTTCGGTTGGGATGGCTGTATAATGAAACCCTATTTCATTCCAGGTAGGTAAAGACTGGAACATTTTCTGTGTGGTTGCATTTATTGGTGTAAGATACGTTCTCAGACCGCGTAATAATGACGACCAAAATGTATAGCGATGTCCGGGATTTATTCCCTCCAAATCATCATGCTGTAGGAAGAAGAATGTATCATTGTTTCGTAACGCGGCTGCGATGGTCGTGAAAATTTGGAATAGTTGGTTCCCTAACCCACCCATAATCGTTGCGGTTATCATTAT